CTGTTGTGGCTGCGGGACAATTCGAGGCTGCGCAGGCTGCCCGGCCGGGACGGAAAAGAGGGATGGTTGGATAACAGCCGGGGGAAAACGGCGCTGTACGACAACGCGGCGGATATGGTGCGGGATGGCGATACCATACTGCACGACGAGGACACGGTGATGCAAGTGGAGAGCATCGAGGGATCGAGCCTGCGGGCGCCGGGGGGAGAACACGACGACAGGGCGGACGCGTTCTGCCTGGCGTTATTGACGCGGACGGTGGGGAGCATCGCGGGGCAGATTTACTATTGAGGTGAGGGATGGGGATCTGGACGTGGACGCGGGAGAGAATGAGGGCGGCGCTGCGGGATTTCGTGCTGGGGGCGGCGGTGGTGGAGGCGCACGACGTGTACTTTGGGAAAACGTCGGAGGATTTCCAGCCGAAGGAGTACGGGAATTACATCGCGACGTCGAATCCGGTGTACGCCTGCGCCGGCCTGCGGGCACAGTTGCTGGCCAGCCTGCCGCTCAGGTTCTACAGGACGAACAGGGCGGGCGAGCGGGAGGAAGTGGAGACGGGGGCGCTGGTGGAGTTGATGCACAAGGTGAACCCGTTTTGGACGCTGGGACGACTGCTGCGGATGACGGAATTATCATTGTGCCTGTGGGGGGAGGCGTTTTGGTTTATCGAGCGGGGGAAGAGCGGGCGGCTGGCTCCACGGGAGATCTGGTGGGGCAGGCCGGACCGGGTGCGGGTGATACCGGATGCTGTGAAATACGTGAAGGGTTTTGTGTACCGACCGGCGAACGGGCAGGAGAACATAACGTTCACGCCGGACGAGGTGGTATGGATGCCGTACGACAATCCGCTGGACGAATACGAGGGACTGTCGCCGCTGGCGGCGGCGAGATTGGCGGTGGACACCAGGTCGGCGGCGATGAAATCAAACCGCAACCTGTTCGCGCAGGGGATGCAGATGGGCGGGGCGGTGATGCCTAAAGACGGGATCATCTGGGATCACGAGCAGGCGAAGGAGATGGAGGCGAAACTGGACCAGCGGTATCGGGGGGTGGACAAGGCGCACCGGTGGGGGGTGTTCCGGATGGAAGTGCAGATGGAGCAGGCGGGGGTGACGCCGAAAGACGCGGAGTTTTTGGGGCTGATGCGGCTCACACTCGAGGACGCGTGCCGGGCGTACAAGGTGCCGCTCGATCTGATGGGGGGCCAGAGATCGTACGAGAACGTGAATGCGGCGATGAGGATGCTGTACGATTTCTGCATATTGCCGGAGGCGCGGTTCGTGGCGGAAGAGCTGACGGAGAAATTGCTGCCGATGTTCCCGCAGGGGGAAGCGGACGAGGCGCAGTTCGACTCGTCGGAGGTGGTGGTGCTGCAGGAGGATGCGACTGAGAGCTGGGAGCGGGACAAGGGGAAGATCGAGTGCGGGGCCCTGACGGTGAACGAGTGGCGAGAGGGAGAGGGGCTGGAGGCGGTGAGTTGGGGGGACACCTGGTGGGCGCCGATCGGCGTGCTGCCAGCGGGGAGCGCGCCGGTCGCGACGGATGGCACAGGGAATACAGACGAGGAGAGAGGCCAGCGAGTGATGGCCCAGCGGGAGATCGAGTACGACTCGGCGGAGCACCGGACGATTTGGCGGCGATACGCCGGGCGAACGGAGAGCCAGGAGCGAGAGGTGGCCGGGGTGGTGGGGGAGCTGTTCCGCAGGCAGCGGGATAGCATATTGGACCGGCTGAGAGCGTGGGGGGCACGGCAGGCGGAGGAGGAAATAGGGGCGGAGGGACTGGCGCTGGAGCCGTTCAGTATGGCGCACTGGACGAAAGAGTTTCGGATGGGGATCCGGGAGGTGCTGGAGGCGATAGTGCGTTACCACGGGCAGGCGGCGCTGGAGGATCTGGGGCTGCAGGACGCGGTGTTTTACGCAACGCAGCCGGAGGTGATCAGGTTCATCACGGGCCGGGCGCAGAGGTTTGCGGAGGAGGTGAACGAGACGACCTGGTCGATGCTGAAAGCCAGTTTGAACGAGGGGATCCTGGAGGGAGAGGGGATCCCGGCGCTGGAGGAGAGAGTGCGCGAGATAATGGCCACGCGGATCCGGAGCAGCGCGGAGACGATCGCCAGGACGGAGGTGGTCGGCGGGTCGAACGGGGGGATATTGGAGGCGTGGGGGCAGAGCGGGGTGGTGGAAGAAAAGACGTGGATCTCGGCGTTGATACCGGGGCGGACGCGGGACAGCCACGTGGCGGCGCACGGGCAGACGGTGGCACTGAGAGCGAATTTCCGGGTCGGCGGTGGGGAAGGGCCGAGCCCGGGGCAGATCGGATTAGCGGAAGAGGATATAAACTGCCTGTGCACGATGAATGCCGGGCTGAAGGGAGAATAGGGTGGAATACTTGAGGGCGGTGGTAGAGCGGGGAGAGGCGCGGGGGGAGGCGGGGGAGCCGATCAGGTTCACAGCCTCGACGGCGGGCGTGAAACGGGATGGGAAGGACCTGGATCAGGAGCGATGGGATCTGGGAAATTACCGGCGAAACCCGATTTTCCTGTGGGTGCACGATTATTGGGGGGATCGCCTGCCGATCGGGCGGGCGGAGGTGCAGGTCGAGGAAGAGCGATTGGTGGCGGACGTGAGTTTCGACCAGGAGGACGAGTTCGCGCGCCAGGTGGAGAGCAAGTACCGGCGTGGTTATTTGCACAGCGTGAGTGTGGGCTGGGATGAGGTGCAACGGGACGACAAGCTGCGGTACGACCTGCTGGACATATCGGGGGTACCGGTGCCGGGGGATCCGGACGCGCTGATGGAGCGAGAGATGGCGGGGCTGCGGCGGCTGCAGAGGAACCTGGGCGCGGTGCTGGGCGGAGAGCGAAGAGCGCACCCGCCGCATTCTAGCCCAAAGGCGGACGAGGATCTGGAGTGGGACGGGGCGGGCGAGGTGGCCCGGGCGGAGGGTGAAGCGCAGTTGTGGCAGATGCACGCCTGGCGGGACGACGAGTTGGATCCGGAGACGAAACGAGCTTACAAATTACCGCACCATTTGGCGTCGGGTGAGGTCGTATGGCGTGGGGTGGCGGCCGCGATGGGCCGTACACTTCAGGCGGCGACTCAGATCCCCGATGGCGATAGACGCGGTGTGTATAACCACCTGGCGCGGCATTACGGGCAGTTCGACAAGGAAGCACCGGAATACCGCTCGGTGGAGGAAGTGGCGGCGTTGGGGCCGGAGCTGGTGCGGAAGCTGTTCCTGGAGGGCGAGGCGGAGATGTGGCCGGAGCTGTTCCCGGAGGAGGCGGATGCGGAGCTCGTGGCGCTGCACGCCGTCATCTGTGGAGATTGAAAGACGATTGAAGTCATCACTATGAAGTTAAATCATCTGGGAGGATGAAAAATGAACGAGGAATTGATTCAGGAGATCACGGATCGGCTGAATGCGATCCAGGAGGGACAGTTGAGTGAGGAACGGATCAGGGAGATCGTGACGGAATCCCTGCCGGGCCTCTTGGAAGGTAACGAGGATTTTGTGCGCCGGATGCGGTTCGGGCAGGGGGGGAGCGAGAGGCTGGTGGGCAGCCAGTACGCGCGCTGGGGCTTGAGCGTGGCGGACGTCGAGTTCGCATACCACATCCTGACCGAGGCGCAGAGGATCGGAGTGTCGAAACGGGGGCCGAGCCAGGAGCTGAGAAATACGTTCAACGCGATCAGCGAGGCGTATTTCCTGCCGGGCGAGCAGGCGCGGGAGATGGACGAGCGGGCGCTGGAGGAGTATTTCCGGTACCACGTGTCGCCGAGCTGGCTATCGGCGGAGGACGCCGAGGCTTACCGGCGCGGGGCGTGGGCGGAGACCGGGGCGTACCAGGCGGCCAGGCGGGCGATGGATACGGCGGAGAGCGGGTACGGCTCGCAGTTGGTCGGAGTGCAATACGTGGCGGATCTGTGGGAGGCAGTGCGGACGGAGTCGCGGGTGTTTGCGCTGATCGATACGTTCGAGATGACGGCGCCGAGCGCGTACCTGCCGGTGGAGGCCGACCTGCCGGAGATGCTGTTCGTGAGCGAGAACACGGGAGCGACGTCGAGCGCTTATGGGACGGCGAAGACGGGATCGAACCGGGTGTCGGTGAGCGCGAAAAAGTTCATCATCCACCAGGTCTGGAGCGGGGAGATGGAAGAGGACTCGATCATCCCGTTCATCCCGTTCCTGCGCAGGCAGGCGATGCTGAGCCTGGCGCACTATTCGGACAGCGTAGTGTTGAATGGTGACGATACGAACGAGGCGACGGGGAACATTAACCTGGACGACGCGGATCCGGCTGATACCAAGCACTACCTGGCGTTCGACGGGATCCGACACGTGTGCCTGGTGGACAACACGGATAACCAGGAGGACCTGAGCGGGGCGGCCATCACGTTCGCCAAGCTCAAGGGGCAGCAAAAGCGGATGCTGGATCGGGACTACTTGATGGACTGGGGTCACCCGACGAGACCGGACGACCTGGTGTACGTGACGGATCCGGAGATGGCAGACAAGATCGCGTTGCTGGACGAGGTGATCACGGTGGACAAGTTCGGGCCGCAGGCAACGGTGCTGACCGGGCAGGTGGCCAGGATCGGGAACCACCCGCTGGTCTCGTCGATCGCGATGTCGTTGACCGAAGCGGACGGGTTCGTGAGCACCACCGGCAGCAACAACACGCTGGGCGGTTCGCTGGCGTTCAACCGGCGCGGGTTCAAGATCGGGTGGAGGCGACGGGTGAAGCTGGAGACCGAGCGGCTGCCGGGCAGGGATCAGACGCGGTTGATCTACTCGTTGCGACTGGGGTTCGGGCGGTTCAGCCCGACCGGGGCAGCGAGCGGGATCGAGGCGGCGGATTTGATTTTCGACGCGTTGGTGTAGGGATGGATAGGTGCCAGGCACGGGAGCACGCGTTCCTGGCGTGCTTTGTGACCTGGAAAGTGCCAGGCACTACGGAAAGTGCCTGGCACTGGGAGGGGTGCGATGCGGTATAGGGCGACGCGGAATTACGCTTCGTGGAAGTTGATCATCGTCGAGGGCGAGGAAGTGGAGCTGGACGAGGAGACGGCGGAGTGGGTGAATCGCGACTCGCCAGGGACGTTGGTGCTGGCAGCGCAGCCCGGTAAGCGGCAGCAAAAGCCGATGCGTAACAGGATGGTGACAAGTCCCGGAGGGGACAGGAGGATACGATGAGCTTGACGAAGGAACAGTGGCAAAAGATCGGGGGGATCGTGATCACGGCGCTGCTGGCCGTCGCGGCGGTGCTGGGTTGGTTTTTCCCGGTGGGGCCGGGCGAGACGTTCGGGGCGATGGTGCGGGAGAAGATCAGCATCGATGCGCGGGACGACGTGCTGCTGTACAATGGCGCGGATCAGTACGTGTACAGCGACGATCACAGCTCGCAGGTGCTCCACATCGACGGGGCGACGGGGAACATTGATAGCGAGGGCACGTTGGCGTTGGCTTCAACATTGACGCTGGAGAACGGAGAGACTCTGGTCAACAGCGTCGACAATACGATCACGGTGACGGTCGGGGCGACAGGGACATTCGCGGTCGCCGTTGGCAACCTGCAGGTGGGCGATGGCACGCCAGGATTGACTTTGAACGGCGAGGATACGTACGTGGCCGGGACGCTCGAGGCGGATGGGGCTACGGATCTTGGCTCGACGTTGGCTCTGGCGGGGACGTTGACGCAATCCGATGGCGACGTGGTGATCGCGGACGACGTGCGTGTAATATCGCAGACGTTGCAGACTGTGACGAATGGGGACGCTTTTACCGCCACTGGAACCTATCAGGAGATCACGGCTGCTGGAGAAGTGACGCCGACGATCACGGTGGGAACGGTCGGGGATCTGTTGGTTTTGATCAACGTGGGCAGCCAGACGATCAACGTCGCGGATACGGGGATCCAGATGCTGTCGGCGGCGTGGGCGGCGGGGCAGTACGACGTGCTGGTGCTGTGGTGCGACGGCACGAATTGGATCGAGATCAGTCGGAGCGATAACT